GCAGCGAACATCGGCGCTTATCGAGTTGTCGAATGCGTACGCGCCGCTCGCAGAAAAGCATCACTCCTGCGAGCCACCCCTCGGTGGGCGGACAAGGCAGCCATACGCCGAGTATACGAGTCGCGCCCTGAAGGCCACGAGGTCGACCACATCGTGCCGCTGCAAGGCAAAAATGTGTGCGGACTGCACGTTGATTACAATTTGCAACATCTCACAGGGAGCGAAAATGTCAGAAAATACAATAAGTTTCGTTGATGAGAAGGAGCGCGAGTTGTTCGCGCGGACGCAGCTCGGAACCGCCGCGCGCGATTTTCTCGAGACCGATCTCGGCCGGTATCTGCACGGCCGGGCGCAGAAAGAAATCGAACAGGCCCAGGTTGACGCACTGGAATGCAACGCCGGCACGTGGTGGGGGCGCCGTAAGCTCAAGAATTTGCAGAATAAAGCCGGGGTGGCCCGGCAGTTTTTGAAGTGGATCGTCGAGGCGATACAAGACGGGGACGTCGCCTATCAGGAGTTGTCTGACTATCGGAAAGAGGAGTAGCGAATGAAGCCTACCAAGAATGGCGGCGGATCACAGATTGAAGACGAGGGCATTGATGCCCCCCGCGAGGGCGGTGAGGATCGCACCGGGAGTGCTGAAGAACGGCTAGGGAGCCGCGAAGCGCTCTTCGCGGCGATCGACGCCAAGCGAAACGCGGGTGTCCAAGAGGACATCGACTACGCGTTCGCTACAGGCGACCCGGCGGCGGCCCAGGCCGAAGCCGATCGACGCAAGAACGTAAAGCCTGCGGACGCCGACACCGGAGTGGTCACAAAAACCGCTGCCGCGCCGGCTCCGGCAGAAGAGGCCGACGCCGATACGGATGTCGACGTCGAGCCTGCTCTGCCACCCGAAGTGGTGATGCAGGGCGGCAAGGCGATGTTGAAATTGAAGGTGGACGGGCGCGAGAAGTTTGTACCTCTCGACTCAGCCATCGCGACGCTTCAGAAAGGCGAGGCAGCCGAGGTCCGGCTGCAGAGTGCCGCTGAGCTTCGCAAGAACCTCGATGCACGTCAGGCGGAGCTTGATGCGCGCGAGGCGAGGTTGAAGAGTCAGTCATCCGCTCCTCCGGCGGCCACTGACGCGGATCTCGAAGCAGAAGCCCAAGGGCTCGTCGACAGCTTGCTGACCGACGACCCGAAGGTGGCCGCCAAGAAATTGAGCGGTGTGCTCGTGAAAGTTCGACAGGCTGCGAGGCCCTCGATCGACGAGAACACTCTCGTTGCCAAGGCGGTGCAGGCAACGCGACAGAGTTTGAGGGCTGATGACCATGCCACGAGCCTCAAGACGGGACTGACGAAGTTCCAGGCGGAGTACTCGGACATCGCCAGCGACCCAATGCTCGAACGCGTAGCCGACGGCAAGACCGAGACGATCGCGGTGGAACACCCTGAGTGGACCCCCGAGCAGGTCATGCTGGAAGCAGGCAAGCAGACGCGCGAATGGGTGCAGTCGTTGCGGGGTGAAGCCCCGGCAAGACAGAACCCGAAGCCGGATCTTGCCGCGGATCGTCGGGACCGCAAAGTAGGTTTGCGGCCGCTGCCACAGCAGCGCACGGGCCGCCCGACTCAAGCGAAGCCAGCCGATCAGGCTGAAACTCCGCAGAGCATCGTGGCAGCCATGCGCGCAGCGCGTGGACAAGCGTAGCCGCTCAGCAACAACGGAGGAAATCATACAATGACCGGTCAAGTCTGGCAGACCAACACCCTCGGCGGGTACATGTGGTCGCCAAATCTGAGTCGCAAGCTGCGCACGGCGCTGCAGCCCATGATTCGGTTCCGTCAGTTCTGCGATGCGAAGGAAGCCTTCGGTCTCGGTATTGGCGACAAGTTCAACTGGAACAAGTATTCGGACGTGGACACTGCGGGCGGCGAGCTTGCGGAGTCGAGCACGATGCCGGAGACGCAGTTCAACATCAGTCAGTCCACTCTGACGATCACGGAATACGGCAACAGCGTGCCGTTCACCAAGAAGCTCGACGATCTGTCCGAGCAGCCGGTGACCGAGATCATCCACAAGGTGCTCAAGAACGACGCGCGCAAGGCGCTCGATCGCGTGCCCTACGCGCAGTTCAATCGCTCGCTTCTGCGTGCGACTTCGACGAGCGCGGTGGCGTACACGCTCACCACGAACGGCGTGCCGAGCGGCGCGCACACGAACGAGCTGACGAGCGACCACGTGAAGAAGATTGCCGACGAACTGGCGGAGCGTAACGTTCCGACCTTCGACGGCAACAACTACATGGCGGTGTTCCGTCCGCGCGCTCTGCGCACGTTCAAGGATGACCTCGAGGACATTCACAAGTACACGCCGGAAGGCTGGCACGTTGTGATCAACGGCGAGAAGGGTCGCTACGAAGGCATTCGCTTCGTGGAGCAGACCAACATCGCCGCTGCGCGCTTCGCGGTCTCCGATCGCGGCTTCTTCTTCGGCAGCGATACGGTCGTGGAGGCCATCGCAATCCCCGAGGAAATCCGCGGCAAGATCCCGACGGACTACGGCCGCAGCCGCGGTATCGCGTGGTACGCCGAACTCGGCTTTGGTCTCGTCCACGACGAACTTGCGCAGCAGCGCATCATCGTCTGGGACAGCCGGCCGATCACCTAAGAGGAGTAGCGAAACATGGGCGGTGATTCTGGTCGAAGCGGCACTTTCGAGGCCGGCACTCCCGGCGGTAAGGACGAGCCGGGTCCGAAGAAAACCCTGTCGTATGGACAGGGCACCATGCGGACGGAGTCCGCGGGTGTGGAGTATGGTCTGTCTGCTCGGAAGGCCCTGAACGTCGACGACTCTGAACCGTCGTACGACTACACGGTCGACAAGCTGACGGGCAACGCAACCGAGCGGCGCAAGCCGACTCAGGACGACGCGTACAGCGTCTCCAGCAAGGGAAAGAGCTTCTCCGTCCTGTAGACAAGGGAACGGCGAGGAAGCCACGGCCGGGGCCACTCCCGGTCGTTTCGATCCAGCCCCAGGCGCAATGCCTGGGGCTTTCTGACGAGGAGGAAGCATGTCCCCAATGAATCCTGTCTGCGGTGGTACCGATTACGACATGGAAGAGTTCACGGGGGGCTGCACTGAGCAGCGCTTCCGTACGAAGTCTGATCTCAAAGAAGGCGTCGCGGGCTGCGCGCGCATCGACACCAATTTCGAAAACACTGAGCGCACGCAAGTTCTGCGGCCGCGCAGTCTCGACCGTGGCGCAAATCAGATCGGCGGGCGCAGCCCGGCGAACGTTGCTGAGCCCGGCCGCGATGAGTGGGAAGGCGGCCCGTATCGTCCGCCGGGGGCTTACTGAAATGAGCAAGAACAGGAGAATTCTCGGACTGAACAAGACGCCGGCGCAGGCCGCGACAGAGCGGCACGAAGACGCGCTGCTGCAGAAGGTTGCGATGGCAGAACACCCGGCGTTGCTGGGCGGCGAAGCGCATCCGCCGCAAGATTATCCGGAGGTAGTCGACGAAGTTCCTGCGGGAACTACGCCGCCTGACGAAAAGGAGGTGGTCCTTCTAGACGAGTCCGTGCCGTACGCCACCGTGCGCGGCATTCCTGGCGTCGAGTTCATCCAGGGCAAGGACTACTTCGGACGCGACAAGAAGATGGTGTGCGAGGCGCCCGTCGAGGCGTGGTACTTCGCCGAGGCGCCGTCCAAGAAAGTGTCGGCGATGGCCAAGGCAGAGGAAGCTCGCGCTGAGCTTCGCCGCAAAGGGCTGTGGGAAGACGTTCCACGCCTGCCGAAAGCCATCCTCGACATGGAGAAAGAGAACGCTCGAGCCGCTGCTGCAGAAGCGCACGCGGCGTAACACATGGATCTTCTCGAACTGGTGCAGGAACTCCACGGCGAGGCCGGCGCCGCCGGTCGTGCGCCTACGACTGTTGTAGGCGCGACCGGCGAGGCTGCGCGGCTCATTCGCTGGATCAAGAAAGCTAACATGTTCGTGCAGAAGCAATGGGAAAACTGGAAGTTCCTACGCTGCGAGTACAGCGCAACGTTGACGTCCGGCACGAACACGCTGCCGGCACCGACTGTTCCGAATGCAATCGGCAGCGGCATGTGGGACATGACCACGTTCAAGCTCCAACGCACGACGGAGACGTTCGCGTCGCCGCTCCAGTGCCAGGAGTACGACGACGTAAAGTCGGAAGTGCTCGACACGAGTTCCGGTGTGCCGTGGCGCGTGGTCATCATGCCGGACAACTCACTGCGCTTTGAGAGCACCCCTAACGCGGCCGACACCGTCACGGCCGACTTCTACCGTGAGCCCATCGAGAACGAACTTACGCTGGACGCCGACGAGCCAAGCATTCCTGAGAAGTTCCAGCGCATCATCGTCGCGAAGGCGCTGATGTACTACGGCAACTACGAAGGTGCCACAGAGGCAAAGACGCAGGGCGCTGAAGAGTACGCCGACTACATCGCGAAGATGGAGAACAGCGAATTGCCGAACGGCGGCAAGTCTCGGTACCGAGTCGGCGCAGGTAACCATATCGAAGTCGTGGCCGAATAGTGGCCTCTGGCTTCGGCACAACGCGAACGAAATACTTTCCGCTTGGCGGCGGGCTGGATATCACCACGCCCGCGCTGAGCGTGGATCCTGGCCGGGCGCTGACGATGGTCAACTACGAGCCTTGGTTTCAGGGCGGATATCGACGCATCGATGGCTACGAAAGGTACGACGGCCGCTCGAAGCCGAGCGACGCAATTTTCACTGGTTTCAACGTGTCGGGCACTACCGGGCTCGTAGCCGGAACGACGATTGTCACGGGCGGAACGTCCGGAGCGACCGGCGTTGTAATCGGCGTCGATTCGACGGAACTCATGATCGGGGTCACGAAAGTCTCTGGCACGTTCGTCAATGGCGAGACGTTGACCGGCGGCGGCTCGCGCACAATCACCAGCATCCCTACTCTGAACGACGCACCGGACGCAGACACGGAAGACGCGTGGCGGCTCGTAGCGCAAGATGAGTACCGCGACGACATCCAGAAGGTGCCAGGGTTCGGCGATGTCAACGGCGTGTGGCAGCGCGACGATAACGTCTACGCGATCCGCGACAACACGGACTCCGGCGCGCAAGGGCTTCTGTACCTGGCCAGCACGAGCGGGTGGACGCAGAACGGCATCATCATGTCGAAGTACATTTTCTTCTCTGGCGGCGGCGGTGGCACTGCGCAAGCACTGCCTGGCGAAGGCGCCACGATCAATGGCCAGACCAGCGGTGCAACCGGCACCGTGCATCGAATCATCACGCACGGCGGCAGCACCACGAACAACGACGCGTACGGATACATCATTCTCGT